GTTATTAGATGATCCTAATGGAGTATATACAACGTGCGATGTACCATTTCCTAGTTTCATTCCTCTTGACTATACACCTGAGAATCTTGTCATTACAGAAGAAGTTCCTACAAATAATGAAACCCCACCCTTACCAGAAACAAAGCAACCAGAAATACCAGAAATCAAAGAAGATAAACCGATAGAATTAGAACCCTGCCCTGGTAAAAACAATCAGAGAGTAGGAGACTTTCGTAACGAAAAACGATTGGAACGTGTCACAGGCCATAAAAGAGGGGAAGATGGGATTGAATGTATAACTCTCTATGAAAGTGTTCCGTTTAAAGATCAGTACATTCCAGAAGTTTCTACTATTGTATCTACTGCTGTTATTGGCTTGGTCGCTGCCAGTAGTCCACTTCTTCTTAACGCAGTAAAACCATTAGTAAAACAAATAGTGAAAAAGCTTACAAAAAAGAAAGATAAGGTAGAATAAAAAAACCCTATTCGACAAGGCAATGGATAGGGCGTCTAGGTGGGCAAGTCTAACCGTGCTTGCCTACTGCTTTAATTTATGAGTATGTGGGATCACTTGATTTGGTGGAATGTTAACAACAATATCTTCACAAGTAACAGCACTAGGAGTATTAGGTTTGAAGTAGACACCTAATTTCGCCTGTTTCGCACACATCTCCAAACGATAGAGGCTGATTTCCATCTTGGTTTTCTTGATCAATAACTTTTGAGCTTCTATATTTACTTCTGTTGCTTCATGGCAAAGTGCAGGAGATTTGCCTAATGGAATATTGAACTGCATACTGATTCCATAATTGAGATTATAATTATCTTTTTCAAATCTAGGAGTCTCTTGAACGTATTTTATATCTCCAGTATTTTCGTCATATATGTTTTGCCTAGTGACTTGTTCTATTGGTCTGTTAAATGACCAAGCATCTGTTACATAAGGAGTGATCGTAAGGCTAGGAGAAGAACAAACGATACCCTGACTCATCTTAAAACTTGGCATTGAAGACGGAGTTATCATGGTGGCATTGTTATTTACGACCCCTTGGGCATTACTGGAGGGACTGGCCACCGTTGTCGAGGCTATGACTGGCTTTACAGGGATTATTAGTAAGGCTATTGCCCAAATGTAGTTGTAGTTTCTGTTGTGGTTGTTGTATTTATTGTTCTTGTTATTGTGGTTACTGTGTCTAACCCTGGTGTGATTAGAGTTTCTTGAAGAGAAAAGGCTGAACCTGGAGTTACGACTTTCCATCTTGGAACTGCTTCGAGATTTGGTGAAGTCCAACTAAAACTTACCCCTCCAACAGTTTGTTCTGTAAGAGTTGTAGCTGTGGGGTTGATATATCCATTGAGATCGGAACTTTCAATATTATGTCCTGACGCAGAATATGAGTATCCTGTTCGATACTGATGGCTTGTAATGGTTTCATTTATTACTGATTCTGAAGTGCTTGAAGTCTGACTCGAACCACTACGAAATTGTGGCACTATAGGAACAGCAAGTGTTCTTATAGGACATAATAGTAAAACTAATAACCAAAGTCTAGTCAATCGTAATACGGACAGTAGTAGACCCAATACAGCTTGTTCCGCTACCCCCTGCTGTACAAGTATGTATTCCTGATGAAACTGATGTTAAGGCTAAGTTTCCTGCTGTACCACCTGAGATAACAGTGGTCTGACCACCAAGTACAGGAAGACTTGCAATACCGCTAGAAGGAGTGATTGCTGATTGTGTTACGTCACCAGCTTGATAACTCTCCGATAATGAGAAAGCTGATCCAGCAGTTGTAACCGATTTATTTGTATTAACTAAAGCAGGTACTCCATTACTTAAGCTGCCAAGATTTAATCCACCGATTCCATTGGTAACCACACTATCCCCTGTTCCTGTTGATGTTGTAATATTATTTCCGCTTATGCTGTAGCTTGATGGGGCAGCATTTGTAATTACATAAGGCGAATCTATGGATATTTGTGCAGAGGTTACAAATTCCTGTTTGATATTAGCGTAGACAGGTGTTGTTGCTAACAATAATAACGGAAGTAGCTTTTTCATTTTTTAGGTTTTGGGTCGATTACTTCAGCACCTTCTATTTTAATAGGTGTTATTACCCTTATAGTCTGAACCATACCTTGATTTTCTGCAACTTTACTGTCTTTCTCACTACGTTTCTTTGATCCCTCTAAACCGAATGTTGCTAGTGCTCCCGTTAGAAGCGAAGCAGGAAAAGTGATATCTTTTGGTTCTGAACTGTACCCTGGGATCGAGATATAGTTCAGAGTTACTATGAACCCACTCCAAACAACAACACCCAATCTGACAAAAAGACTAATAATTGCTAGTTGCTCTTCTTTGTCATCTAAACCTTCCTTAAGTTTTTGAAAGGCATTTTTTTTCTTTTCTTCAACCATGAGACAAAATTTTAGGCATACTAAACATAACTATAGCTTAAATTCATGCCTGAGATATATGCAGCCTTAATAGGAGCAGCAGCTACGGCCTTTGTCATGGTTCTATCTAATATAAGTAGTAGAAGAGATAGAGATATTGTTGAATTGTTTAGCCGAATAAATAGATTAGAAAGAGCAGTAAGTCGCATGGAAGGTCAAAAGGACTAATCTTTGGTATGTTTGGGTAAGAACATATATCTTTTTTATGTACAAAATTTTAAAACCAATTTTAATGACGTTTTTAACAACAACTGCTGTTAAAAGGTTAGTCATAGATCTATTGAAATCAATTGCGAAGCAAACTACAAATACGCTTGATGATAAAGCGGTTGAAATTTTAGAAAAACAACTTTTTCCCTAACATGAAAATTACTAAATTTCTCAACATAGATATTGAGCCAGCACCACCAGAGTTGGAACTAGAAATTGAAATGCAGTGTAGAGAAATTATGAAAGCTAATGATTTAGATAATGTAAAAAGATATTGCACTCATATGGTTAGAAAAAAATTTGATCAAGATATTTTTATGGCTTCTTTGTTAAATAGACTTATAGAATTGGAAGCCGAAAGAGTTGTTCAGCAAATGAGAAAAGAAAAGAAAAAACCAACCAATCCAATTAAGAAGTTTTTTCGTATTCGTTAATTTCTTCATCAGTAAAATCTCTGATAAATAATTTATCTATCTTGTCAATTTCGTAATTATATTTAAGAATTGCAGTTCTTATATGCTCTGTAACCCAACGACCTTCATCATAAACTACCTGTGCTTTACCATTTTCTTTGATAAAAACATAATGATCTTGGCCTTTCATTTGAATTTCTAGAAAGTTTTTCTCAAGATTTTTACGTCTTATCTGTTTTAGTTTGCGTAATTTTTCAACTGATTTTCTTACTGGTTTCATTTGAAATAAAGATCATGAACACGTTGAAGTGGGATTGCAGCTACAGCTGGAACAATACTATTGCCTAGGGCTTTAGTTCTGTCCACCCGATTGGATAACCCATAACTTCCTCTAGGAAGTATGGGCTTACTGACATATGATCGCCAGTTTGGGTCAAGACGTCTGGTATGTTTCGCTGACCATATTCCTGATTCCATTTTACTGAGGATCTTCCTTTGTAATCCCTCGCTGTTGGAGTTGGTAACAAAGCTGCTCCCAGTAATGGTTTGCCCTTGTTGTTGTAACTGTTCACTCCCTGCCTCGCATTTGTTGCTGTTGGAGTTGGCAACATCTGTAGATGATTGAATAGCTCTACTGTCTGAGGATTCACTGCTTCCCGAAGATTCGCTAACTTGGTTCTGCCTTTCCTGTGAACTTGAGTCTGTTTCATCATTGATCTCATTGATCGAGGAGGAAGATGATCCATAGTCGTTGGTGTAGGCAACGCACCACCACCTTGAACGTCTGTGGGCTGCTCCCAGTGAACTTGCAGATATA